TCTGGCATAATATATATAAATTAGATTTTATTATTTTACATTGACTCTAAAGCTGTTTTTTTACCATGACAATCTCTACAATAAGCAACTAAATTACTTATATGATTAGTTCCACCATGTTCTAATCTAATCTTATGATCTATTTCAAACCATGCAGGTAACTGAATTTTACAATTGCCACACATCCAATTTTGTTGTGAAGCAACATATTTTTTCTTTGTTTCACTTACGGATCTTTTTACATTCGGTTTATTATAATTAGTATTTCCAGAATTCATCATTCTTCTAAATTGTGGTGTATTATTTTCATTTAAATTTACTCCAACATGTTTAGTTGTCATATCCAATAAAGGTGACATTAAATCCATCGATTCTTTATCTATTGGCATATGTTTAATCATATTATTTGCATATACCAACATTGAACTTGAATCACTTGGGTGTTTCTTAATAAATAAATAAATACATAATCCTACAAAACCATACATCATCATTGTGTAATATTTTTTATAACTATATAATTTTTTTAAATATATACCATCATGATAAGTATTATATATTAAAAATCCTGTTACAGCAAGTATTATTATACCATATCTCATTTTAATATATAATTATATTATTTATTATAAAGATAATACAAGATCCCCATCAACAAAAATAAAATTAAAACATAAAGAATCTTTTGCTTCCATTTTAAAAAATCATATTTAATTGCGCGTTTAGGTTTATACAAATCATTAAAATTATTTACTAAATCATAATAGGTTAATTCTTCTTTACCAATACTTTTATTAATTTTATTATGAATAAATAACATCCACTTTTGAAAATTAGTACTTGAATCTAAATATGGAGTTAATGGATATGCATCTAAATAAGTTACAAATTTTTTTGAAATATTTTTATGAGGAATAAATAATGGTAAATTATGAATAAAATCATAATATTTTTTTTTTGTTGCAGAAGTAGGATTTTTTGGATATGTAAATGTTATACTATGTAAAAAAAACCAATAATGAGGTCCCCACACATTCGGTTCTAAATCCATATTAAAAACAAAGAATATAAAAAGATAGTAAAATAAACATATAGAGCAAATGAAAAACAATTATGTATTTTGTAACAATTGTGGTAAAACAGGTCATTTATTTCAACAATGTAAACAACCTATTACCAGTATTGGAATTATAGCTATTAAAAAAAACATAAGTGAAAATAAATTTCAATATTTAACAATTCGAAGAAAAGACACATTAGGCTATGTTGATTTTATTAGAGGAAAATATAAATTATTCAATATTGATCATATTATTTCATTAATTAATGAAATGACAATTTATGAAAAACAAAAATTATTAGATAATGATTTTGATACATTATGGAGTTCGTTATGGGGTAAAGAAATTGGAATACAATATAGAAATGAAGAAAACGATTCTAAAGAAAAATTTAATAAATTAAAAAATGGATATCCACATAATGAAAATATGATTAACATAGAATATATTATTTCCAAATCAAGTACTAATTGGACAGAACCTGAGTGGGGATTTCCAAAAGGGAGGAGAAATTATCAAGAAAATGACATCGATTGTGCTGTAAGAGAATGGGAAGAAGAATCTGGATATAATAAAAATCAAATTAAATTAATTAATAATTTACTTCCATACGAAGAAATATTTATAGGATCAAATTTAAAATCGTATAAGCATAAATATTTTCTAGCTGTATTTACAGATAATATATCAAATGTAGATCACCCGTTTCAAGATTCAGAAATTAGCAAAGTATCTTGGAACGATTATGAAAACTGTATGAAAATGTTTAGAATTTATAATTTAGAAAAAAAAGCTGTACTTGAAAAAGTTAATAAAGTAATAAGAGAATATAATTTATATCAATAATATAATAATGTCAGGTTCTGTTAAAAAAAACAACAAAATAATATTAAAAGAAGAATATGAAAAATTACCAGATGATACTTTTTATAATAAAGATATGCAGAAATTTTTATTAAAAAAAGAATTACTTGAAAAAGATAATAGATCAAATCAGTTTGATTTCTTATATCCTGAATTAAATGATCCCGAATTTAATATTAAGATTGCTCAAAAAAAGGAATTTATTGATAATCAATATGATGGATCTATACACGATTTAGAAAAATATAGTGATCAGTTATGTAATGCTGAATTTGAATTAAATCCACATCAACTTTTTGTTAGAAACTTTTTATCCTTTAATACACCTTATAATAGTTTATTATTATATCATGGTTTAGGAACAGGAAAAACATGTACAGCAATTACCGTAGCCGAAGAAATGCGAGATTATTTGAAACAATTAAAAATATTTCAAAGAATTATTGTTGTTGCTTCGCCAAATGTGCAAGAAAATTTTAAACTTCAACTATTTGACGAAAGAAAATTAGAATTAATTAATAATATATGGACTATTAAATCTAATTGTATTGGTAACAAGTTTTTAAAGGAATTAAATCCATCTGGTTCTTCAATATCTAAACAAAAAATAATTAGTCAAATTAAAAGGTTAATAAACGAATCTTATTTATTTATGGGATATCGTGAATTTGCTGGTTATATTCATAAAGTTGCGCATATTGATGAATCTATACAAAACAATAATAAATTAAGTAAAATTCAAAAAAAAAAACTAAGAAAAACTTTTGATAATAGACTTGTAATTATTGATGAAGTTCATAATATAAGGTTGATGGGAAATAGTGATAAACATGATAAAAAGATTGCTAATTCATTAACAAAATTAGTAAAATATACAAATAATATGCGATTATTATTACTATCAGGGACTCCAATGTATAATCACTATTCAGAGATTATTTGGCTCATTAATTTAATGAATTTGAATGATAATCGTTCAGCAATTAATAAAAATGAAATTTTTGATAAAGATGATAATTTTATAGTTGATACTTACGGTAATGAAACTGGTAAAGATTTATTTATTCACAAAATAAATGGTTATGTTTCTTTTGTAAGAGGAGAAAATCCTTATATTTTTCCCCATAGAATATATCCTATTTTGTTTGATTCAATAAATTCATTAAAATCTAATAAGTATCCCAGATTTGGATTAAATAATAAACCAATAAATGAACCGCTTCAACATATAGATTTGTATATGACAAAATTAAGTCCCTATCAAAAATTAGTATATAACTATATAATTGATAATTTAAAAACTAAAGCCGACAAAAGAGGTAAGTCATTTGATAATTTGGATTCATTTGGATATAATGATTTACAACAACCATTGGAAGCGTTAAATATCACATATCCTTACGAAGATTTTAATGAAAATTCTAAAACTTCTATTAACCAATTAATTGGCAAAAATGGTTTATCACAAATTATGAACATAACAACAGAAAATGTAAACGAAAATAAAATTAAAAAATATGAATACAAAGAAAATACATTAAAAAAATTCGGAAAGGTATTCTCTATTGCTGAAATTGAAAAATATAGTAGTAAAATATTTACTATTTGCAAAAATATAATTAATAATGAAGGTGTAATATTGATATATTCACAATATATAGAGGGTGGTTTAATACCATGTGCATTAACATTAGAAGAATTAGGATTTACACGATATGGTAATTCTAAAAATCTTTTTAAAGATAAACCTATAAATGAAAATAAATTAAAATATGTAATGATAACAGGAGATATATCTCATTCAATAAATAATAATGAAGAAATAAATGCCTGTACTAATAGTGATAATATTAATGGAGATAAAGTAAAAGTAATATTAATATCAAAGGCTGGATCCGAAGGTATTGATTTAAAATATATTCGTCAAGTTCATATATTAGAACCATGGTATAATACTAGTAGGATTGAACAAATAATAGGTAGAGCTGTAAGAAATAAAAGTCACTGTGACTTACCTTTTAACAAAAGAAATGTAATGTTGTTTTTATACGGAACAATGTTAGATTCAGATGAAGAATCAGCAGATTTATATGTTTATAGAGTTGCTGAAAAAAAATCAATACAAATTGGAAAAATTTCTAGAATAATCAAAGAATCATGTGTAGATTGTATAATCCATCATAATCAAATTAATTTTACAGAAAAAAATTTTAATAAAAAAATAAATATTATTTTATCTAATAAAAAAGCAATAGACTATAATGTAGGAGACAAACCGTTTACAAATGTATGTGACTATATGAGCGAATGTAACTATGAATGTAAACCAAATATTAAAATAGAAGATAATGTAAACATTGATACATATGATAAGAATTTTATTGAGTTTAATAATGAAAAAATTATTAAAAAAATCAAGTTGTTATTCAAAGAACATTATTTTATAACGAAATCTAATATTATTAAAAATTTAAACACTACAAATACATACCCTATTGAAAATATTTTCAGTGCGTTAGATTATTTGGTTAATGATAAAAACGAATTAGTTATTGATCGATTTGGGGTATATGGAAAATTGATAAATATAGATGAATATTATTTGTTTCAACCGTTGAATATACAAAATACAAATATATCTATTTTTGATAGAAAAAATTTAGTATCTTTTAAGAATAATTCTTTTATTGTAGATCAAGATCTACAAAAATCTAACAAAGAAAGAAGTGAAGAAAAAATAAATAGTGCTTCAAATAAAGTCGAACTTATTAACTCCATTGAAAATAAATATAATATGATTATTAGTCAGAATCAATTTAAAACAACGAATAAAGATATTTTTAATTCTCTTAATAAAGTTTACAATTTATTAAATAAACAAATAAAACCCACTATTTTAAATGAATTAATAATCGATCATTTATTAGATACAGAAAATTTTAAAAACAAAGTCAATTTATTAAATTATTTATATTTTAATCATAATTTAACTGAATTTCAAGAAAAACTTAAGTATTATTTTGATAAGCAAACTCTTACTCATGATGGAATTAGTGGTATATACCTTTATAATGATAAAATATCAAGTACATATAACGATAGAACTATATTATTTGTTAAACAAGCAAATAAATGGGAAAAGGCAAAAATGACAGACAATAATAATTTTAAAATACTTATTGCTAACAATATTTTAAAAATATATGATCGTTTAAATACAATATTTGGATTTATATCTTATGTTGACAAAAATGATATTTATGTATTTAAAACTATAGATGCTGAATCAAAACATAAAAAAAGAGGAAAAAGATGTGATCAATCCGGTAAATCTGAAATTATTAAAATTTTTAACAAAGCTATCGGAGATAATAAATATAATATTAGCAATACTAAAAATTTAACTTCACTAGAACTTTGTTGCTTTAAAGAACTAATTTTTAGATATTACACATATAAAAATGAAAATGATAAAATTTGGTTTGTTAACACCCATAATGCATATTTAATAGAATTAAAAATGAATTCTAAGTAAAAATCAAATATATTAATAAGAAAAAAATTGAATTAAATATTATGTATAATATATAGATTAATTATGGACACAACTTTAAAACTAACAAAAAAAAATACAAATGTTCAAAAACACAAA